GGTCAAACATCGTCTGTAGTCGTTCTATTTCCTTAAAATCCCAAGAAACTATCTCATCCGCATCGGGAAAAAATACCCAATCGTTTTTAGCATAGGACATGGCTTTATTACGTATCTCTGCCATACTTCTTATGACATCTTTGGTAGTGAAAGAAGGCTTGTATCCGAATTTACGTATAAAATTATCTATATCTTTTTGTATCGGATTCTCACTCTTATCCTCACGTAGAAAGACCTTAGCTCCCATTTTTTTGGCTATCTCCCTTGTTTTATCAGTTGAGTGGTCATCGTCAATGATTATTTCATCGCAGTCTTTGAGTGATTTGATAAGAGGAGCCATGTTAGTCTCCTCATTGAAAGTACAAACCACAGCAGATATCTTCATAGAAGAACCTGAAGGAAATTATTTAACTAGATGTTTTTTCTTATGCGACTGCAATCCAAAAGAACTCTTAGCTACAAATGGACAGGTATCACATTTAAATTCTTCTGTCTTTTCTACTTTAACCTCTACTTTTACTTCGGGCTTAGCTGGAGGAACAAAGTCTTTAAAAACATTTCCTTGAGCTCCTGTATCTTCTCCTGCGGGAATGAAATCCCTATATGTATCTACCATATCATTAGTATATTATACTTTTTTTGAATTTATAATTTTAAGTATACTATTTATTCTGTGTTGATATGTGTGTTTTTCTAAAACTTCTTTCTGACCAGCTTTGGCAATTTTTTCTCGTTCTTCCTCATGCGTCAGATAATATTTTGTCTTCTCAACAGCTTCGTCAAGAGTTTTGTAAGTGACTAAGTGTTTTCCATCTTCAAATAGGTCTCCAAGTGTGGGAATATAGTTGGTAAGTAAGAAACTACCTGTTGCCATAGTCTCAAACACTCTCATATTTATATCCTCTTTGATTGAAATATTAAGGACTACCCGACTCTGACAGAACTTACGGGCTGCGTCTTCAAACATATTTACTCCCTGTTTTAGAGCGGAACGGGAACCGAAGTAAAAATTAGGAAATTCTTTAAACATTCTATCTAAAAAATCTACCCTTGAAAATCCGTTGTAATTCTTTACGTCCTGAATATGACCGATAAATCCTACATCCCACCTCTTTATAATCTCAAAATACGGATAAGCAAGAGGTTCAACCGCATGAGGAAGGAACTCCCAATACTTAGGTTTTCCTACATTTTTATGCTGAAGTAAGTATTCAGCAAACTCGGGCATAAATTTCTTCTGATTAAAGAAAACATAATCAAATTTCTGAGCCCTATTAAATCTGTATTCACGTCCTTCTTTATTAATATGGGCATCAGAACATACATAAATAGTATATCCTCCGTCTTGAGGCGGCATCCAATCATGGTCAACGGGTAATCCGTCCTCTCCCCAATCAACCCAAAAATGATAATTAAACTTACCAAACTCGCTCGTATCTCCTCTTGGGTCCAAATGAACAACCTCTAAATCAGGAATACGCTTTAATGCTTCAAAATAATAGAGCGGACAACCATCATTTCTACCGAAACTCGTTGAGTAATATATTGCTGCTCTCTTTTTCATATTATCTTTTCTATTAAAATTGTAAAACTAAGTCCATTTTCACTATCCCACATTTCAAGTATCTCCATCCCACCTATCGTTTCAATAAGAGTAGTGAATGATTCAGGAGTAAAAGCATGTACGTGTTCAGGATTAACGGGAATTGAACGTATAAGTCTTTCATTTGGAACACATATAATCATACTTCCTCCCTTTTTAACTACCTTAATCCAATTCTTTATGGCGGAAATCGGGTCTATCATGTGTTCTAAAATATGACGTGCTACGACCAAATCGACAGAGTTTTCGTCAAATGGTAGGGGTTTTGAAACATCAGCGGTCACATCAGCTACAGACTTACTTTCTCCACTTAATTGCTGTACAACCTCACCTTTAGGAATTAAATCTACTCCTATGGCATTTGGAAAGGTTTTATTGTCTCCACAACCTAAATCAAGTATTTTTTTTCCTTTACTGTTTACCCGCTTACGAATTATCTCCCCTTCAGAATCTTTTTTATATCCATAAGCAATAGAAAGAGGTTTGCTCGTTCCTGTCCTAATTTCATTCCATTTCCTGAATCCGTGTTTTCGTATAATTTCAAAGTCTACCTTTTCAGCATATTCAAATGAGTTCCATCCGCCTTTCTTTGTGTAGTCTCCAAATACCCTATTTCCCGTCTGCATACCATAATGAAATACAAAAACATTCTTATCAACTATGAGTAAGTATCCTTTATTGCGAAGTCTAATTGAAAGGTCAAAATCATCTCCGCCAGTTAAAGACTCATCAACTCCGCCCACTTCGTCTAAATAGCTTCTTCTCATAAGCACACAAAAGAAAATAAGGAAAGTTGAGGTAAATAAGCTCATTTCAGTTATTGCACACATATTCTGTAGTCCCATAACAACATTAGTGGAAGGACCGACAGCGGCAACCTTCTCATCTTTGAAGTGCTGCAACATTACGTTTAACCAATTTTTAGAAGAATAAGGAATAAAGGTATCATCATTTAGAAACATTACAAATTCCGATTTACTGTGTTTAAGACCGAGTTTAAGACCACCCATCCATCCCAGATTACCTCCAGCCTGAATTACTGTAATCATTTTGTGGTCTTTATCTATCCAATCGCATGATTCTTTATGACCATTATTTATGACGTAGATATGAAACAGATTCTCGGAAGTTCTTGCATTTATTATTGAGGAGATACAAGAGTAAAGTTGACTCTGATTATTGAACGTGGGAATCAAAATTGAGACGATTTCATTCATAGTTTGCTACTCCACCAATTATAACCTTTATAAAGTTTGGAGTCCAATTCAATCTGTAAAGCTCCGTTATGTATAAGAGAATCCTCTCTTTCTTTTTTTTCCATCGTCTCTGTTCCTGAGTGTTTAACTCCATTCTTTCCTCCATCTGTAAAGATATTTCTTGCGTGGACTATCTTCCAACCTTTAGAAATTGCCCTACCATACCATTCAAGAGGTTCAAATCCGTAAGTATGGAAAGCTGCTAAAGTTCCTCCTATCTCATTTATCGCATCGTGACTGAACATACCTGAAATATCAGGTAGATTATATGGATTATTAGATTCGTAATCCATAGTTAGTTTATCTTCATGCTCTCCACTACCAACAAAAGCAACTTTACTATATGTTTCAAAAGGTTTAAGCAACCTTTCAAAATATCCTTCCTTTAGAACTGAGTCAGCACACAGTCCAAGAATATAATCATAATCCGAGTAAATTTGAAAATATCCAGTCACACCTGAATTCTTCTGATTTTTAGTACACATAATCACATCATCAGTATATTTTTGAATTCTATTAAAAGTATCCATATTAACTCCTTTTATCGGATGATACCAAACAGCAAGTTCATAAGGAATCTTAGTTTCTCTCTTTACTGCGTCTAAAGTTTCAAAAACTACTTCCTCTCCGACAGTCATTATAAATATCTTAAATTTCATATTTTATGGTATTTATTATAATTATGTTCATTTGAAACATCTTCTTTGGTATCTTTCATGTATTTTTCCCTGAATTTCTCATCTATCATAATTGGAGTTCCTAAATGAGTTAATTTAATGCGGGTATCCATAAATATCCTAGCCTCAGCGGTTTTTTTAGCATTATGACAGAACCAAATATCCTCTCCACTCCCAGCCGTTGACATAAAATATGGCGGTTTCATCTTTTTAAGAAGCGAAGTTCTTATCAATACCGCACCAAATCCTACAGCATCGCACTCTACGAGCTTGTTTTTAGGATAATTCTTCACAAATTGGGAAATAAAGTAGGGTTGGTGAGTATTTGGATCGTAACCTTCGTTGGTCATATACATAACTGCAAAATAAGGTTTATTTCGCATAAAAGCAAGAGGGGCGAGTACGTCTATCTCAGGATGTTGTTCCATATCAAGGAGCATACACTCAATAAAATCTATCGGATAGAGCATATCATTATCCATCATAAGAATAAAGTCTCCATTTTCTTTTAGAGCGGTTTCTGCCAGTTTTTCTCTTGCGTAGGGGGTAAGAAGTCGTCCTGTTGTGTACCAACCGAATTCATAACGGGGATTTTTACCTTCGTGTTTCCAAATTTCCTGAAGTTTTCCAATATGAGAGGCTATGTTTAAGTGATTGTCATAGGCTTCTACTGGAATGTAAGACTCATTTGGTATGCTAATGCATACTTTGAGCGGTTTTGCATCCATAATTAAAATCTACAACATTTAAGACAAAAAAACAAGGGGAAGTTTTTAGGCTTCCCCTTGAAACTCATAATAGAGTTTATACCATTCTAATCAATCCTGAGACGTATGACGCAGCAGAAACCGTTGGACTCGTTGTTGGCACAACCCATCTCATACCAGAATTGGCATAAGTAGGAGCCGCACTATAGAATCCCACTGGAGCTGGGACCATTGGGTCTCCAACCGTAATCGTGATTGATGTTCCAGCATTAGAAACGAGAACCGATGCAACATAACCTGAAATTTGCACCAATCCATATCCGTTGCGTGGAATATCTTTAAATGCTACGCCTATAAACCCTGGATAATCTGCGGTTGCGTTAGCAATAACCACATTACTTCCGTCTACTGAACCTGCTCCGAGTGCATACGCAACTGGATAACCAGTTGTGATTGTTGCTCCTTCAGCATTGGTTACAGAAACGTACACTTTCTCAGAATCTTTCTGATTCACCTTTTGAAATAACATACTTTTTGTGTTTCCCCCTCTTAGTTTACCTTTCGGTTTGTTGTCAGAGGGTTAATTTTTAATTTGCTGGGGCGGAATTGCACCGCCCCTAATCGTTATTCTTACGCTGTCAAACTTGTTTGAACGGCAAACGATTTTCGTCTGTCGCAAGTCAAGTTACCCATGAACAATATGTGTCTGACAAATCCATCCTGATTAACAGGTTGCAATTTATCGGTGACTGCAAAGTTTGCATCACTATGGACAACTAATTTCATGTGGTTAAGATTCAAGTAATAGAAGTAACCTGTTGGACATAGAGAGTCCCAAACTACTGGTTTACCTTTGAATCCTAGAGCCTGATATCCAGCATCACCCAAAGTTTTCTCTCCCTCACCTTTTGTTTGGATAGAGACTACTGAGTTAAATGAAGTCAATTTGGCTTCATAAATCTCATAGTTTGATTGAGTGGTAACTAATAAATCAGGAGTATCCGAACCGTCAATGGAAGCACTGTTGAAATTGGTTCTCATAAAGCTCAATGCTTGAGTAGCCGTTGTATCAACAGTTGACTGCCACCATGTATAGGTTGCAGAATTTATACCACCATAGGTTCCTGAATTAAGAACCATAGCTCTCAAACCTGTGATATCTTTAGAACCGTTTCCAGTTCCATCCGAGAATATACCTGTACCAATTTCTTCTCTAATGGACATTTCCGCCTGTTTAACTCTTGCATCTAACAAGTCAAGGATGCGGGTTTTGCTCCCTGCATTTTTTCGTAGTTCCTCGCCTGAGATTGCAATAGAGGCTGAATACTGTTTCCAGTTATATTCAGCGGCATCAATGCCTTCCTGTGGAGTAACTAATAATTGGTCCCAGCCACTATATGAACGGGCTGTATCGTTTTTACCGTACATTAACGGTTGGACAATTCTTTCACCACCATCTAACTCTTTAATAGCTCCTTTTTTCTTAAGTAAAAGAAATAGAGCGTTTCCCTTGTGGATATTCTAAATGTTTCTCACAGTTTCCTGTGGGTTCGGACTATAACTTAATTGAGTTTCCTCAATCTTCGGAGATTTAGTCTCTACAACTGCACGTTTCATTTCTCTTAATATTAAATAACATTTTTCCCGATAATCCATATCTGACTTTGTAAGAAATTTATTTCCATAAGTATTCCTTACTTTAGCCCTTACTATCTGATGATTCAATGATAATTGAAATTCTATTGCTTTTAAGGCTTGTGGTTTTTTCAATTTTAGATAAGGAACCATTTTTTTTAAGGCATCTCTTGCTTTATTTGAAGCAATCTGCCAACGATAATAGGTTTTTCTTCCTTCTGGTTTGTTTCTATAAAATGGATGATAAGAACCACCAAAAATTCCGTACATAAAACTTGGAATTATGGTATCTATTGTTGTCGTTGAGACAAACAATGTGTAACTTATTCCACAATTATAGTATCTTCCATCTATTTTTTTGTAATATTGTTTTCTCTTATCTATTGTTATACAACCTTCTCCATCAAGGATTCCAGCTGCATAAGATAAGGCGATTTCAATGGGTTTGCCCATAATTTTTGCCTCCTTTGTTAGAGATGAAACTGCTTGTTAGGTGTTAGCATGACTTTCGTTTAAGCTTTCACCTGATTACTCCGAATTTTTAAAGTGCGAGTGGACAATATTATCTATCCACTAAGGTTTTATTATAGTTTTTTAGTGTGGTAGCAAGTAATGCCCCCATGTTTACGTCTGCCATAATAATTTATTCAAACAATTTATAATTAAGATTCAAGTTCGTCCTCAGCCATCTTAGCAGCCTCGGCTATCGTCATAGGTTGAGTTCCTCCACCCACCCTTCCAGGTGATGATGAAACTATACTCCCAGACTTTTTAGCTTTTGCTTTTTGAGACATAGTGAGTTTAGCGGAATTAATCGCTTTGGAAATGTATTTATCAAAAGAGGCTATTGCCTTTTTTGTTGCCTCTGCCGCTGATATCTGATTATTCCTAAATTCAGGGTCGGAAGCTACAATTCTTGCAATCGTTTCTCCAAACTCAGGGTCGCTATCAAGTCTTGGGTCAACTTTTGCTGCTGACTGGAAATCTGCGTCTCGGGCTTGGATAGCCATTACCTCTTTAATTGTATTGGCTTTTACCCATTCAGCATATTCTCTGGGGTCTTGCGGCACTTCCTCTTGACCGTTAGGTTGAGGAGTCTGCATTTTATTCACGACCTCATTGAAAAGTTCGGGATTTTTATTAAGAAATTCAAGAATTGGTTGGGCTTTTCTATATTCATCAATTAAGCCCCTATCTTTAGCCACTTCCTGAGTTTTTCTTGTGTAGTCCTGTTGCCTTAAATATCCCGCTTTCAAAGATTCCTTTGTGGCGGGGTCAAGTTCAAGACTATCCAAAACTTTCAGGGGATCAACATCAGAGGGTTTCCCTTGTTCTGTAGTTATCTCCTGAGTACCAGTTTCTTTGACTTCTGGTGAACTTGTAACATCTTCTAAAGGTGCTGATACAGTTTCCGTTTGTTCTGTTGTGTCTGTATCTGTCACAACATCGGTATTGTCGTCTAACATAATTTGTTTGGAATTTACGATATTCGTCTAAAAAGACAATCGTAAATATGTCCAACTAATAATACTTACATTATATGTAGTAATTTTTAAGATTATAACTTTTACTTAATAAATTTTTCAAATTCTTCTAAAGAAACATTTATACTTTTACCTTCTTCAACTTCTTTAAAAGAAAATTCTTTATTTATTCCTTTCGTAATTACAAATAAATTTTTTGCTTCTTCTTTTCTCTCTCCTTTTGTCAAACAAACATATAATTTGTCTCTATCTCTCTGTATCCCTAATTGAAAAATTCTATTCATTTTTATCACCTCTTTTCAATTTTATTATTTTACCTTTCTTTAACATGTGGATTCCCCAAACAATTTTCTGTCCAAATCCACAGTTGCGACAGGCAAGATTACCCAAGTTGTCTACAGCTACAAAGAAATGTTTTTTACAGGCTTCCCATACTTTTTTGGGTTCGTGAACTTCCATAGTAGAATTTCCTGACTCATCAACATATTCGTTCCAAATAGGTTTATTTGGATTTGTAGAATTACCAACGTATTTTAAATTACCCTGTTTAAACATATTAAACTCCTTGTGGACCCTTATCTACTCCTGTTTGTTTGTAGGCAGCAGCATTTTGGGCGGTTATTTGCGTATTGTCAGTTCCTTCCATTGATTTTTTCATAATATCTGTCGGATTTGCACTTGGAGGTCTTCCTACTCCTTGACCTGGAGTTTGAGCCTGTCCCTGTTGCATAATCTGTGCTCCTACTTCTTGGGCGACATTCGGGTCAACTACCCCCATTTGGGTCAAAGCGTCTAAAGCCTGAACGAGCTGTTCGGGAGTTAAGCCTTGAGAGATAAACTGCTCTACGTTTTTCCTTGAGAATCCGCTCTTTATCGCTTCCTTAATTAGTTCCATGCGGTTGACCAATGGGTCTTCTTTCATTTCACGATACATCGCAATCGCCTGAGCTCCCATTGTCTCTTTGTTTGAGATGACTGATTCTGGTTCAATCTCAATATCCCATTCGTCTCCAAGCGTCTTCATTTTCTCTACATATTCCAAGAATTTCTGGTCCTCTGGGTCGTTATCGGTAATTTTTGCAAACATTTCCGCATCCCAATTTCTTGCACAATCAACCAACACATTTCGTGCAATAGCCTCAATAAACTTAGCAATCTTTCTGCGTTTACGTTCAATTCTTTTTCCCTGTGCCTCTTGAAATATCTTTTGACCTGTGGCGGTATCAACGGTTGATTGCTGACCGCCCCGTCCAATATCAAGTTGGGCTGAAGTCATTGAAATATCCTCTTTAGATTGGGAAATTCCCATAATCACCGTTTCTGGCATTGGAGGAGGTGAAATATACTGCGGTGGAGACTTACCAGGTCCTTTAACTACTGCAAATTTCTTAGGACTTTTAAGGGCTCTTTCATCATATTCTGCTGTATTATCCAACCAAATCTTCGTTGAAAACTTATCACGATAATCAATCAGTGTTGACCTACCGTATGAAACATCCATTTCAAGCTCTAATAGTGTTTTAGGTTCTCCGAATTTCCAAAACTCTGTCGGTACTCCATAATTCCCTACTTGATAGATGTGTTTTTTGTCAATTTTTTCAGGTTTTTTCAAAATCTTGTTTTTAGTGAAGCAAACTTTATATACTCTGTTTGATTTCCAATCCTTGTCACCTGAATTTTCTTTAGGAAGAATACCCGAATACTCATAAACACAGGTTCTTTTAAGGTCGTTCTTATCAAGTTCTTTATCGTCAATTTTTAAATCATCATCAATTTCTTTTAAATCAAGATAAGTATCTTTTTCATCAGGAGTCTTCCCGTATTTTTCCTTAACTTCATCGTCCAACATTACAATTTCCTCAATTATGTATGGGATTTTGTTTTCGGTGTCATCAACCACAAACTCGGACTCTGGAGAATAGAAGATTTTTCTGTAATTCTTATAGTCAATTACAGGCATATCTTTGGTGGGTACTTCGTACTTATTTACTACTTCCTGAGTTACGGGTTGACCTGTAGCGGGGTCTAGAACTGGGGTTCCGTCTGAGTTTGTAACTGGTTTGGTTTCTGGTTCCTCAACTGTCTCAGTTTCAGTAACCCATCCAGTTCCCGCTTGACCAATTCCAGTAAGCAAAAACATCGTTCCTGCGTTTTCTATCTTTTCCTCAAGCGAGGTCTTGTCGTAAACGTACTCCCAGACATTAGTGACAAATCCTCCAAAATCTTGGTCTGCTTTTCCTCGTCCCTTGATAATGAGTTGTGGGAAGGAATTGAACATTGAGGGAAGTGCCGATTCTACGGTTGAGAAAATATACGGTATCTGAAGTTTATTATGTAAGTCCTCTCCCTTAATATCGGAGAGGGAGTTTATATTGTAAGCCTTGAGCCATTTTTTTACGTCCTTTTCCCATTTTTTTGCGAATCTTTTAGAAAGAGTAAGACGTGAATTCAATAATTTAAGAAAATCACTATTCTTTTCTGCCATATAAGTAAATATTACAATACAATCTTAACTTTTATAACAAATTCTTGAAAATATTGTCCTGTTTCAGTTTCTCTTGGGCTTTTTTTATCCTTTTTTGCACGGCAACCTGAGAAATCCGCAACATATCGGCTATCTGTTGTTGGTTATACCCGCACTCGAAATAGGCAACTATTATGAATTTGGTTCGGGCATCACCCAGTGTGCGATAGATGGAAATTAACGTATCTTTTAAGAAAAGTTTTTCAAAATCCATAAATCCGTCACTTGGCGGTTGAATTATTGGAACTAGCATCGGCTTCACGCTCCTTTTTTTTCTTCGCTTCAACTTTTAACTGTAAGATATGCCAAACTTTATTCACTATCTCATTTTCACGCATGGTGGAGGAAACGTCACAAATCCAATCCCCCATATAATATACTTCTACAATTTCGGGAATTTCATCCCTATTCATCCTGAAAATATACTCGTCCTCCATCGGTCTGTATTTTGCCCTCTCGGAGAGTGTGAAGAAGTGGGAATTGTGGAATACCGAACTCAAGAGGGACTTTACGTGACGTTCAAACTTTCCCTCAATTTTTTCTCTCGTATCACGTGTAATATATACCATATTATTGATGTCCTATATAACTTCTAAGTTCTTTCTCCTCTTTAATCTGGGCGAGTACCCAATCCATTGAGTAGGCGGGAGCCTTTGCGTTCTCCTTCTTTTTGGGGATGGGATGGGACATTATACCGTACCTTAATGAGTCGTAAATATGGTCCTCACTCCCCGCTTTAATCTCATCGGGATTCTTCTCGTCATGCACGAGCCCTGGAATAATCCGTATAGAATTGAAACATGTGGAGAAAAACATTAGGGAGGGTTTCCCGTCTTTGTCTACTGAGAGGTACGAGTGGACGGTTGAGGCTCCACTCATTCGGTTGTTATCCGCCTTAACCAGTGGGAGTCCCATCATTGAGAACCTGTAGGCGATTGACTCACCACGCTCGTACTGGGTGACGCTCCAAAGAGAGGGGTCAGCTATTGTATAGGAAATTTGCTCTCCCTTAGACAACTCCTTAATCTTGGAGACAAGTTCTTCATCGGTATTTTCCACTTCGTAGAGTTCTCTATAAACATAGACTTTCTTCTGGGGAGAGACTGCGTACCATAAAATTGCCGATTGAGCCCTATATCCGAAGTCCATAGAACAAAATCTTTTCCACTCAGGCGGAATCTTGAAGGGTTCTACAACGTGTAAATCGTTCTTCCACTCTTTAAAAAACTGTCCCTTAAATGAGGTCCAATCACCTTCTAAGAGAGCCTTACGTTCATCTTCAGGGAGCTTTAATAATGTTTGTATGTATCTGTCGTCTTTCATTAGGTATTTATTATCATAAACCCGTGAGGGGATAAATTGCGTGGTGTAGTGACCTAGACTTTGAGGGTCCATACGCTCGGTAACCTTGAAAGGTTCAGCTCCGTCTATAAAACGGCTCTTAGTCCAAAAATGTCCTATTCCTCCTGGGTTGGTCGCACTCTTGACCTGGGGTTTGACATCAGGTTTGGTCGTCCTTAACCTTGAGAGGAGGTAGGTGTACATGAATTCAGACCAATGGGTGAGTTCATCAAAGTAAATGAAGTCGTACTCGGCACTCTGAAACTTGAAGACATCGGACTCAAACTGACAATGCCCGAACTCAATCACGCTCCCTGTTTTGTTGAATGTCGCACGTTTCTCGTTCTTGTGATACTTGTACCATGAAGCGGGAACCTTTTGAAGAAAGTTAAATACGAGAGATTTCTCAAGTTCGGGATAAGTTCTACGGAATACCGCTATACGAAGATTCTTGTGGGAGAGGGCTTTACCTACTGCATCAAATAGTATGGCAACGGTCTTTCCTCCCCCTGCCGCCCCTCCATAGAGGACCTCATCGGCTGTAGCGTTGTGGAATAACATCTGCCTTTCCTGTGCCTCATATACTGAAGTACCCATTTTATATCAGTATAAGCAGGTTTTATATAGAAAGCAAGGACAAGTTTATTTAGCCCTTTGAAACAACCTACCCCCAGAGTATGCCATCAAAAATCCAAATAAAACAGTTGATACATTAAACGATGTCTGACCGATTAAACCAAGAACCGCAAATATAAAAGTCACGGCTCCTACAGTCTTATCCGCTCCTCTCCAAAATGCATTATCTAATTTCTTCATATAAACCACCCGCCTTTGATTAAACTTATTACGATAGCTAATAACCCAATTACAATAAACAGTATTGGGAAGATAAAATAAAGAAAAATTACCCACACCTCCGCTATAAGTCTTTTCATTTCCTTTTACACTTAAAATGAATAATGGTTCCTTCATCGTCACAAATATCTTCCCCCTCCTTAAACAGCTCCCTACACTTGGGGCAATAATACCCTATCATCCACTTAACTTTGACCTTGTTTTTCTTTTCTTTGTTGGTCATAATCGTTCCTTAAAATACCCATCCATTAACACCCATTTACTCTTTCCGAACTGTTCCCTTACTAACCTTGTAATGTTCTTTATGGCGTCCTCTCTACTCTTGAACTTTCCCTTCCAGTTAGGGGGAGATACGTTCTCGTGGTTCAAGACCAGAAGAAGGTTGGCGGCACTCTCCGCACTTTCAAACATAGCACCTACAATAAGGTAGAATCCCTGTTTGGAGATTTCCTTCCCATCAGGAGTCTTTATGTAAAGGTCTTTCTTTGAGTTAGCCATTTGGGTTTCCCGTAAGAACTGTGTAAGGTAGGGACTCTATACACTTAACACAGCCATAAATATTAACAAGAACGAGCTTTCCATGCTTCACAGGAGCACCATTCTCATCCTCGGCAGTGATACAATAACAGTCCTGTGGGTCTGAGTATGGATGAGTGAGGTTAAGTCCGCACCATTTTTTAACTGGCTTCATATAGTCAAAATCATAAGAATTTCCAGGTTTAAGAAATCCCTCTGAATCCAAAGTCTCAGGGTCAATAACGGCTATCTCATCTTTGGTAAGGCTCTCAAAGTTCTCTGAAGGTATGACACTTGGTTCTGCTTGTATGACACTTTCAAGGTTCTCTGGGATAGGTTGTATGACACTTGACTCATATTGTATGACAGATGCTACAGGCACACCATATAAAGTTAAAACTATCGGTAGCTTGTCCAGATAGCGAGAAGCATATTTTTGAAATTCCCGTATACTTACCTTATTGTATGACATATTTAGAACAGTATACCATTTTGTATGACACATGTCAAGGGAATTGTATGACACATGGGGTTTAACATTTATTGATTTGTATACAGGAGTTTATATATACGTCATAGGGTACTACACTACCAAAGTTATCAGGAAGGGTTATATTGACGCTCCATAGCTACCACTACACTATACGTCGTAAATTATATCATATACGACATGCTATTCTGATACCTTACTATATCATTGTGTATCAGTATTGAGATTAAATACCCTTAGTAGTCCTATAAGATATGATTGTACTGATAACCTAAACTAACAGAAGCGAGAGAGAGTAGAGAGATTTATAACAAACCCCCTGTATTCCACCACTTACTAACTACTACAAACTAATTAGATATTCTATATATATTCCTCTGTTATGATCTATGACCTTTAAAGCGGATTTCAATTAAACTTTTAAGCGGGGTTTTCCTCTATCCTGTACTCTTTGCCGTTGTTTATGATTAGTATGTTGTTTCCTCCACCTGTTGCGGTCTTGTCCTCACTTCCTGTTGCGTATTGAATTAGCCTGTCGTGGCTCCTCCAATCATCTGATTTTTTCATTACTTCAACTGACTTGTCTATTTCCTCTTGTACTGCTTTTTGAATGGCTGGAGTCTTAAACCAATCGAGTATCGTATCTTTGCTTACTCCTATTGCTTTAGCTGTAATTCTGGCGGATATGAACTTTCCCTCCTTTATCAGTTTTTTCAATTTTCCGTACTTGGTTTTTTTTCTGATTTCTGGTAGAGCTTGACTACTTATAGCTATCGGTTTCTCTATTGTTTTTGGCGGGATTGAGATATTAAGCGGGGTGTAATTCATAGTTTCAATATGATTTTAACACACTTTTGAGCCGTTTATAAGCTGTTGAGCCTGTACTACACTATCCTATAACTATCACTCTCAAAAAATATCCTCACCAAATGCCCTACAATCAACAATAATAATAGTCAATGTATGTTACAGTGTCAAGTTACAGTGTCAAAAATCAATTCTCCTCTTGACCTTAATCGTGCCTGTATGTAGTCTTTTTTATCTTTGAATGAATTAAATGCCTTAGCGTTTGCGAGTGAATTACATAATTTACAAGCAGTAATCAAATTATTATTATCTATAAAACTACCACCTTCAATTATCGGGTATATATGATCTATGGTTAAATCTCTTGATACGCTCAAAGTGTCAGGATTATAACCACAATATTGACAAGTATAGTTATCTCTCTGAAAAATCTTTTTTCTTTTTATCTTTTGTAGTATGTATCTTCCGTGTGGCTTTTTCATGCTTAATTATACCAAATTTATAAGCTATTTTCCAGCGGGTTTGTCAATAGATTTTTAGTGCTTGTCAAGGGGTATTTTTCTATAGGATATATGTTGAAGCTAAAATACCCGCTTTTTTACCTTGATATACTTGTATCTCTATTATTATTATGTTATACTGTCTTTAGTTAGATAAAAGCACTTTAACAATTAGAGTTTAGGACAAGATATGAGCTACCAACTACATTATTATTATTTATGGTTGGCGGTCTTGATATATGGATAAAGCACCAGAAGTGCCTACATTTGCTTATTTAGAGGTGGTTATTATGCCTAATAGGGAATTGATAAGCGTGGGTAAATCTTTAGGTTGGTTAGATACGTTTGGTAAATACGTTCATTTACCCGAAGAATTAAAAGAAAAACTAAATAAGAAAAAATAATCTATCAAGCGTCTATACATAAGCGTATAGATGGCTTGTAAATTGTCCTAAACAAGTTATAGGAAGGAAACGAGCTACCATTACAATTCATTATAAATTAGTAATGGCGGACTTGAATTATGTTTAAAGTTTTTGCTTTTAATTACTTTACTAAAAGGTATGAAGAATTATCAGAATATAAAACAGAAAAAGAAGCAGAAAAAGAAGCCAAAAAACTAAGAACTAACGGACATACAATAGTGTATATCAAGAAAAAATAAAATCGTAACAAGCGGTTATATAAATAACTGGCTTGTTTCCTTTCTATAATAATCAGTTTGTAACGGTTTACGAGAGTAAACATTTGAATATAGGCAACCCGAATAAAAACGGGCGAAATTGAGCCGAAAAACTAATGAAGTAATAGAAGCCGAATAGCATTATTACCCGCTACAATTTGGTTATTATAAATTTTTTAATTTAATTATGAGTATCAAAGAAGCAAAAGAGTATAAGAAATGTAATGAGTGTGAGAGTAAGGAATTATTTTATGAGCCGATAATGGCTGAAATACATTGTACTAATTGTGGTCATAGTGAAGAAGTAGAAGAATAATTATTAGCCTAAGCCGTCAAGGATAAGATTGACGGCAAAGGGTTAAAAGTTAAAAATTACGGGCTTTGCCCTTAATATATGAAAACGATAATCTTGAACTTGGGTCAAGACGAATTAGATGTTTATGAGGGTTTACAAGTTGTATGTAAAACGAAATTTACAGAAAAACAACTACAGAGAAAGATTGAAAAGATAGTTGCTAAATGGGAAAAGGAAGCAGATGACGAAGACAGATGCGCCGATTGGTGTTATAACGATATATTTGAAGTTTTGAAAGAGAACAAAGACATTGAGTTAGTAGATACTGATGATGAATTTTATTTGTATGCCTAATTAAAAGTTATGGCGGTATAACCCGCTAAAAATATGAAAAAGTGTAAAGATTGTGGAAGTAATAAACATTTAAGTAGCAAGTGGCATAAAAAACCACAGATAGACGAAGATTTGATAAATAAGATTGAGTCCTTAATAGGATATCTTGAATATTTTACTAATAAGAGAACGGGTTTGGAAAATGCGAGTGATGAGATTATAAAAGTAATTGAAGAAGCTAAAGAATGGGTGAAAAAGTTAAAAATTAAAAGCGGAAACGCTTAAATATATGAATAGTAAATATTGTCAATGTAATCGCAAAAGTAAAAGGGAAGCATTAAAAGAAAAATGGGTAACTAAAAAGATTTTATGTTTAGAGTGTGGAAAATATTATAAATTAAATTAACATTATGAAACTAAATGACTTGGACGGAGCGGATATAGATGAAGTATTTAAGACTTTGGAAGTGTTAAAGGAAGATAAAAAAGAGGTTATTAAACAGGAGCGGGAAAAGGCGAAAAAACGCCATGATGATTATAAATTTTCACTAAGGGGGTGTTAATCTATGGAAAATTACACGGTATGGGTGGGTGGAGTTGAGGTTAATAATTTTTACTTGACTAAAGAAAAAGCGGAAACTTTAGCGGAGAAATATAAACTTGACGGATATGATGATGTTTTTGTTGAAAATGTTGGAGAAGATAGTTATGAATAATTAAAAATTAAAAAATAAATATGAACAAGGCATATAAGAAAATGGTGGACTGGCTATATAGGACTGATGATTGCTCTGACTTCCAGCGGGGTTTAAGATTTAAGATGTGGAGCAGGGCTATGATGGGGTCTTTAAACGAGATAGGCGACAAGATGGCGAACATGAGTTTTAAAGACAGTTATAAGTTAAAAAAGTGGTCGCTCTTAAAAGAGTTGACTAAATAATATGAGTTTAAAAAAATCTTTGAAAAGAATTACAGAAGAATTAAAAATAATCTGTCCGTTTTGTAACGCTGACTATACAGCGGAAATGCTTGATAATTTGAGTGCTGAGGCTGGTTTTGATACTTTTGGAGCTGATGGGAGTGCGGAAGTAGTAGGAAAGATTGAAATAAAATGCTCTAATTGTAAAAAAATAGTTTATCTAAAAGAATTTAGCAGTTATTAAAAGTTTTAAATAAATAATATGATAACACTAATCGTAAACAAAGGTAAGTGTAAGTGTGATGTATGTACTATGACAAAGTATGGGGGCGACTACTTCTGTAACCGTTGCGGGAAACCAGAGTTTGGGGTAACTGATGATAGCTTTACCGATAACGAATATATGGAAGAATTAAGAGCGGAATTGGACGAGGAAGCACGAATGGAGGAGGGCTTAATATGAACAATATCAAAGAAATGGAGCGGAAAACAGACAAAATTGAACGAAAAGTGAAGAAAATAGGGCGTAAGATACGATTTTACGCAACTATTGGAGCGGTTTTACTTGGAATTGGTCTATCGTTTTATGTTTTTATGAAAGTGTCCTCTTGGTATGATGAAAACAAAGTTATTTTTCAATATCCCGTTCTAATCAAGTTTCAGACACCTGTGAAGATTGAGAAGCGGACAAAAGAGGTTAAAAAACAAGCATCTACCACCCCTAAATTGAACGATAAGGTAGTGGAAGCTACCCCTGTAGCCAAGACCGAATTTGAGGTCGTAAATAACAGCAAATATGGGCAGATAATGTGGAAAATCTACCAGCTGGAAACCCAGAGGGGAAAGACGGATAATTGTAGGTTGACTGGAGCGGGATATGGTGGATTTGGTGTAATGAACGACAAAGGGGTCGCTTGTTATAGCACCTTTGAACTCGCAGTTGAGAGGGCTAATTATTGGTTTGGATTGCTTAAACCAGAAAATAATTTAGTTGACGCTTTATGTAGTTGGAATTTGGGAACAAAACCGCCACCAGAGGGACAAAGACCTTTAAATGGATTTATAAATTGTGTTTATTACCAAGATTATTTATCAATATGATTATTATTACTTTTATAATTTTGTATTTGCTTTTACAGTAGGATTGTGTTATTATTATTAAGTTATCAATTAAAATATATATGAGGTCAAAATTAGAACTATACGATAGGAACTTAATGCTTACAAAAGAGCGGATAAGCGGGGTAAAGCCGAAAGATTTGGCTAAAAAGTATAAAATGACCGTTACGAGAGTTAACGCCATAGTAACGGACACAAAAGCGAAGTATGGCGATGAATTAAATATTAACTAATATGGAAGAACAAAAGAATAGTGCTACGTTTTCAATTACAACTTTGGGCGGATTTAATGTCTTGTTTACGATTAGAGAAGATGATATTAAGGCTACTAAGAACTTAGTCAGCTTGGTTGTGGCTGTTGATAAGCATTTTACAGAGATTGGATTTAAGCCACAGGTTAAGTCGTTTGGTGGCGGGTTTCCGAAGAAAGAGAAAGAATATACGGGTGATGTCTGTCCGAAAGACGGAGGAAAACTCTACCATATTCTAACTTCAACAGGTAAAGATATGTGTAAATGTGAAAATGGGAAGTACGATTTCAAGACAAAGACAAGCTCTGGTTGTGATTTTGTTGCTTGGGGAAAGAACTTAGCTGACGCAAAAGCAAAACAGGAAGAATGGAAGAAAAAGAAAGAAGCAGAAGATTTTGGTCAAACATACTAATATGAAAGACCTTGTATATAGTCAACCTAAAGTTGATATGTTGGTAAAATCTGGAGCGGATATTCTTCTATCTCCAAAGGGAGAAGAAGCTATAAACACACTTCTTGATATGTCCGACCGCATAAATGAAGCTATGACCTTACTAAAGGCGGAGATTACAAGGCGGGGTAAAGAGATGTTCCCAGACTTTCACGCTGTAAAGGGAGATAAGATAAGAATGTACACGAAAAAGCTAGAGCGGTATACCGCAGAAAAAACACCAAAGACCGCCATAAAAGAATTCTGTAAAGAAATATCCTTTTTGAAGTTAGACCAAGCAAAAGTTGAGGAATATGTCGCCAAAGAGAAGAAACTACCAAGCGGAATATTTGAGAAAGAGGAAACAGAAACTCTGATTATAAGTAGAAAGAAAGAATGAAAAAGTTAAGAATATCCTATACACTACTCAATCTTTGGGAAAGTAATCAGATACAAGAGGCTGTAAATTATTACCAACATAAGTCCACCTTATTTACGGACTCTATTCAAGACGGGCGGATTTATGACCAAGTCTGGCAAGAAGAAATAGACACTAAGAAACAAGTAACAATCGGAAAGACTACTTGGAAATTTAGAAACCCTAAGACACAATTTAAGATTGAAGTTCCATATCTTGACCGTTTTATTTTAGTTGGGGTACCTGATGTAATTGACCTGCCTTTAATCGGAGAATTTAAGACGGGTACAACTTCCAGCCTTGAATATGCGGACGGACACCAATTAAAGATGTATTTTTTTCTATGTAAACTCGCCAATATTAAAGTTACAACTGCCCATATATATAGATATAACCAAATGAAAGACGAGGCGGATATAACCATATTCCATAATACCCCGCAACAGATAGAGGACGCTAAAAATTACATAGATACTCTCGGATATGAAATCTGGGAGGACTTTGAGAAAAGGGGGATATTATGATAAAAATACATCACAGAAGTCAAATAGGAGATGGTTATACTTATTATACTATCTGGGCTTTTAATAGATTAAAAAGAGGTGATTATTATTGGTCTTTTAATATGAATAATGAATATAAGGTTTTGTTTAAGTTTGGAAATTATGTAGTTGGACTAAAAGTATGAACGAAGTCTTTAAAAGCAGAAAGATTTGGGGAGGATATATAAGTGTCCCTTCGTTTCTCTACGACTATGCTAAGCGGACACATAAAAAGATACGGATAGAGTTTGAGGGGCAGTATATGATTGTAGACACCAAGACACCTTATGAGATAACTGCTCCGACACAGACCGCTCAAAGAACGGACAAATACACTAAGAAAGGAACTCCCTATCAACTTTATGACTTTTTTTGGGTTCCCGTTGAGGAGATTAGACCAGAGGAATACACCGCCACAGGACTTACTAAACTACACGAAGCTATGGCTAAGTTCTTTAAGCCAAAACCAACACAACTAAAAATATGAAATTCTTTATTATAGTGCGGATATTGGATATTCTCACAACTCTTTACGGGGTTAATCATGGACAGCGTGAGCTTAATCCTTTTAATCGTGGGCTTTTAAGTAATCAGGTAGGGTTTGTGTTGTTTCAGTTGTTTTTAATCTTGGTTGTTGCGGGTTTGTATAAATTCCGCTTGGTAAAGATAGCGATTGGTATATTCACTTGGGTTAATCTGGCAGTGGTTTTAATGAATATAACACTTATCCTCTTGACTTTTTTAGAGGTTTAGAGTACATTTATATTTAGGACTTTAACCAAATTCCGTTTTCTAAATTTAGCTGGTAAGTGAGAGTAACATCGGAGCTTCTAGCTAAGTTCAGGGAACGAAGAATAGTAATTGATTGATTGAATGAAAGCCATATGAAAGCTTTTGAAACAAAAGAAGTAGAAAAAATAAAACCTAACACTATACCTTTTAAGTGTCCAAATTGTTTGGGGTATGGCCATGTCGGCTATGCCAAAAAGGTATGCCATTCCTGCGGAGGCAAAGGTGTTGTTTTCGTTCCACAGGTGATTGATGAAAATTATGAAATACCGCCAAATAAAGACTGACTTTTGGGAAGATGGTTATGTACTAGAACTTACAGATAAAGAGAAATTGCTGTTTTTATACCTATTTTCTAATGATAAAGTTAATATGGTTGGGATATACGAATTGCCTGATAGAGTAATCTCCTCTACCCTAGGGGCTACCCTAGGAGAATTGACCGAAATTAAGAAAAAGTTTGAGGCTGATAAGAAGTATTACTTCTATAAAGGTTGGGTCTATATCAATAACTACTCTGAACATACTCATTATTCATCTGCTCCTAATGTTGTTAAGACTTTTATAAAAGAGTTCAATTCAATCCCTCCTGAAGTAAGAAGCCACTTTATAGTTTCTCTTAAGTTGAACTATATTCTACCTATTGAAACTCATACATTGGTTATGGTAATGGATAAGGTTATGGATAAGTACCCTAGCCCCTACCCTAGGATTGAGCCTGTAGGAGGAGAGGAGAGGGTTAATCCAGATGATGTTCCGCTATGACCTATAAGAAAATAGTACTTGTTATTATTATTAGAATATGTTAGACTAAAGTATGCGAATAACAAAATCACTTTTACAGGAAATATATGTTTGTAAGAACTGTGCGTCAGTTGAGGAACATATGGAGAAGTGTGTTCTGCGGAATATAGAAGTTTCTAAAGGAACGACTAATTCCGCTAAGGAGAAGTTAAAAATTAAATCTAATCTATGCTAGTCAAAGACTGTAAGGGAAAGCTAGTTAATTATAAATAATATGAAACAGGAAAAATACTGTAGCAAATGCGGATTAAAATTAGTTATAGATAAGACAGTTTTTTCTTATAACTCTCAAACAGGCAAAAAAGAATATTGGAGATTATATTGTCCCGCTAAATTAGGTTTTTTTGAACAAAGCCATACAGATATAAACACTTATAATTTTAATTATGACTATAAACCGCTAAAGACCAAAGGTTACAAGTTCGTTAATGTTAAAATTTAATCAAATATATGGAAGCTAAATATCTAAAAGGAGAAACAATAAAATCAGCAAGATTAGTAAAACATTCTAAAGATTGTGATAGTGTCAATGTTTTAAGACTAACAATGAAAAGCGGAAAGGTTTTTGAAATAGAAGGTTCTTATGGCGGATATACGGGTAAAAGCTGTGATGAGTATATAGAAGTATTAGAAATTAGGGAAGTAACCCCGCCAATTAAGGGGGAATAAGATTATGAACAAAATAATAAAAAGATATAAAATAAGAAAGGGTATAGAAGTTGTCATAGAGGAGGTTTACTCTTCAAAATTTGATAGAAATGATTTCTATGTTTATGGTAGACAAAAAATATTTTTTTGGTGGGAAAATATAACTGAAAAAGAAAAGGAATATTATGAAGAAGATGCTATTTCAACAGCTAAACAGATTAAACAAAAATTATTAAGATTAGTTAAATAAATATGAACACATTGAGTAGGATAGGGGAGGCTTTTGATAAAGAATTTTACTTATTTGATGAAGTTCATAATTATAATATTTCTTTTAGTAATGGTAATTTTACAGGAAACGGTAAAGCAGTTGGTATAGGAAATAAAATTAAATCCTTCTACCGCCACCAAATCCTTGATCTAATAAAAGGGATTAAAGCGGAGATGAAGAAAAAAAATAAACACGATGATATAAATGGAGTTTGGACGGAAGCAAATCATAATAAACTTGTGGATTGTTCATATCGTGAAGCCGAATGTTACAATTCCGCCATAAAAGATGTTACAGCTATTTTAGATAACTATAAAAAGGAGATACAAAAATGAAAAATATTACGAATGAGGAAAAAATATTTAGCAATAATGTTATTGTTGATTCAGAAGGAAGATTATACATAGGTGGCTTTGGGGGGTTTACCCTTATTACTGGTAAATTAAAAGAAATAATGATTAAATTTTTCAAATTAGAAGTTTATATGAAATATTTATGAAAGCCAAAGAAATTGGTGACAAACTTGTATTGATTTGGGAGAAGGGTGATGAGATTAAAATTGGAGAAACAATCACCATAGAACTTAAACATACTTATAGCGAAGGATATTCCGCTGGGATTATGAATAGACCCCCAATGTTAAGACCATCAACAAAATTGGAATTATTCTTTGGGAAGATAAGTTATTGGATTTATCTTCACCTTACTAAAAGGGGAAGACAACATCATAAAAAACTCAAAGATGGTTGGAAATTAAGTCAACCAACTATGGTCAAAAGTTAGTTAAATAAACCCTTATGAAAAGACTATTTACTGAAAAAGAGGTAAGAGAGATAATTGGGGAGAATGAAGAAGTATTATTAAAAAAAATAGATGAAGAACACAAAATAGAAAAAGCTGTCGGACATAAAATAGACTACAGCCAACAAAATGAAGCAATCAGAAATCGTTTTCGCCAAAAGCAAAGAGCCATTTTAGAGAAGATGAGGGGGGAGGGAGGAGTATGAAAGGCTTGTGGGACTATCAAAAAGATTTGCTTGAATTATTAGTTAATGAACTTCCCTATAAGCAGTTTATAGGAGCTAAAGAGATAATTCGTCAAATGGTTGATATAAAAGAAATATACGCTGATGATGAGTGTCATTGTGATTGTGATAATTGTAAAAATTGTAAAAATAAATAATATGCCAATACAACTAAAGACAGAAAGAAAGGGGGAGATATTTAAGAGGTTAAGATATTGGGTTCCTGAAAGATTAGGATTTATTTTTACAGCAAAAAGAATAAAAAAGGGAAATAATTTTAGTTGGTTTGGGTGTTGGGAAAAATTAACCAAAGGTAAGAAAGGGAAAGTTCTTTAACAAATTAGAGGATTGTAACTAAGGCTCTGGTCATACCAGACGACTATAATCGGGGAAGGATTAGGGGCGTGTTAAATCATATGATAAGGCACGTAAACTGTTATAGCAGTAATATCCCAATCGTGTCCCGCCTTAGTTAGAGTTCCTTAAAAATTAGGGGATTGAGTAGGGCGGTTTGAAGCTAATAAGGTAAGCTGAAAGACAGGCACGTTAATTATGATTGCTGACTGGCTACTGGAGGGACATGGGCTATCGGGAGATAGTTACATAAAGAAGGTAGACGCAATCAAGCCTTATCCGCCCTACCAAGTTCCCTAATAAGGACTAGTTATAAATTTAATTAAATATATGAGATACAAAATAGGAGATATATTAAATCCTTCGGAAGAAGGAGTTTTGAGATTAAAAATAAGTAAAAATAAAAAAGCAGTATTTAAAGGATATAATAAAGAAGGACATCTAAAATTAAATCTTATAGGAATAAAAAGTATTTATATTTATTCTCCTGATTTTTGGGAAAAAAGAATTGAAAACCAATTTACGAAGAAAGAATTATTTGTTATGTGGATTTCAGTAGCAAATTATAAAGGAAAAGGAGCTACAGGAGTTCTTTTAAGTAAACTTTTTAGATTAACAACAAGAGAAGATAAAATTAAATTTAGAAAGCAACTAAATGTTTATTAGTTAAATTTTAATTAAAGGGTATGGATATTCAAATAATGATTGCGAGGTTACTAGGTTTTATTTTGTTAATTTTGATAATTGGATTATTAGCCTTATCTTTAAAGTGGTTAATTAGTCATTTTTAATTTAATGTATGAGAAATTCTGAAAATTTTATAGCACTCGTAATAATAGGTTGTGTTTTAGCAGTAATAATAAAAGTTATTTTTAAATAACCCGCCAGATAATTAAAAGTTTGTAGAAATTAGCATGGAATTAAAAGATCAAGTGGTCAGCTTAGAACTTGCCAAGCGGTTAAAGGCTCTTGGGGTGAAACAGGAGAGTTTGTCTTATTGGTTGATAGATAAATGTGGTTCAAATAATATTATGGTTGCTTACCTTGGATATGATAAAAAACGGATAAACTTTTATAAAGAGGATGAAGACCATGATATTTATTCCGCCTTTTCTGTCGCTGAACTTGGGGAGATACTACCATTAAATTGTCAAACGCATAAATCAATAGATAACAAAAACGAATGGTGTGGGTTTTATGGAGGAAATGATTTGATTTATAGAGCTAAAACTGAAGCAGATTGTCGGGCTAAAATGTTAATTTATTTAATTGAAAAGGGATTAGTTCCCGCCATTAAAAGTTAAAAGGAGAAAAGATATGTTAATAAAACGATTACCAAATCTAAAAGTGAATGGAAGATTAGAGGTTGAAGTTGGAAGCAAAATAAAATCAGCGAGAGAAGAATGTGGTTTGTCTCAAAAAGAATTGGGAAAGTTAATGGGATTAAAAAGCGGAGTAGCTGTTTCTTTATGGGAAAAAAATAAGAGAAGCGTAAATGCTATTCAGTTGTGGAAAATTGCTCAAATTACTAATTTACCAATAACACATTTTTTATGACCCCAAAGAGTATGACACTATCTAAGTTAAAGCAATCTGAACTAAAAAGGTTTGATAAGAAGTTTTCACTTGGTATAAACGAATATTCTCCTTTTTGGTCTGAAGATATTAAAAAACATCTTCTCTCAGCTATAGAAAAAGCATACAACAAAGGTCAAATATACGGAGTGGATGTCGGATCTAAAGTAGGTTATGATTTAAGAGAGAAAGAGATTTTGGCGGGGATAGACAAACTATTTCCTTACAGTTTTATGAACGATTTAGGTGACCACGCTGAAACCCAAAGGGCAGTTCCCGAAGAAACTTATCAGCGAAGAATAACCCAAGAAGAAGAACGGATATTAAATATGATTATCAATTCAATTAAAACCAAATGAAAGATAAGACACTATCTGATGCACAAATAATTCAAAGAGCAATAAAAAAGGCAGTAGATAATGGCTGGAAAACAATAGTAGCTTTTGACATAGTAATGCCCTATACCAATGAAACGGAATTTTATTCAATTATCTTTGATAAAGATTTTGCCAAAGCATTTTGGGGAGAATTACCTATACACCGTTCAATTGTATGGAATGAAATGGGAAATATAAATAGTAAAGTTTGGGAGATGATTAAACCTTATATAAAAAAAGGTAATTTAAAACATTGGCAATATCATCTTCAAGAAATGGTTATTAGTGAAAACCCCATTAAATATTTATCTCAATTTTTATGACACTATCTGATAAAGGAAGGGAAATTAAAATTAAGAAAAGGGATATTAAGGGTAAATTTGATTTTAAGATTAAAGATGCGGGCTTACCTAATGTTAACCAATGTTGCGATTGTATAATTGGAGAGCGTTCAAAAGAAGATTGTGATTGTGGATGTCATATATTTAGTTTATCTTTCGCTAAACAGGAAGCCCCTACCAAGCAAGGATGGGATAAAATGGTTAAAGCATCAGAAAAGTTAAGAAATACTAATTTTTCAAAAGAACCCCTAGTTATTACAGGAGAAGGGACTTGTTATACCGCTGGAGAATATATTAAGGGAGAAATTTATATGAGTTTAAGAACACACAGAGAACTACTCCGCTCTAAAGACCAAGAGGCAGATAGACGAGTTGAGGAGGCGGTGAAGATGTTAAAGAATGGATTCTGGAAAACATTATCAAAACGCACCTATTCTAACGAGGACGGAGAAAGGGTTGACGTTAGTAATTGCCTTATTTTTAAGAAGGGTGAAAGTTGGGAAACAATTTGGAATGAAGTCATTGAAACATTAAAAAATACTAAAAAGCAAATATGAATATTTATCATGGATGCTTAAATCATATAAATTATGTGAATATTGTATGCTTAGCTTGTTGGATTGCTAAAATAAAAGAAATTTTTAAAAATAGTTTAGAAAAAATTAAAAAGTTTATCCTCTAAATAATATGAGGGAAGGCACTTTTAAAAGGTAGATGAAGGCGGATATGGGGATATGAAGTTAAAGGCATAGGAAACTAATCGTAAGAAATAGATCCGAAGCGGTAATCTCCCGAACGTGTCCGCCCCCATGTACTCTATTAGAAGTTAATAAACGGATATGAAAAATAAAGACAGGGTGGCTTATATTGGGGTTTTACCAGCTTTTACATTCCTTATGTTAGATATAACTGTAGAAAGATTTATTATTTTTTTAATTATTATTGGGGGGTTGATTTGTTTTATTGAATTAAATCCGTTTAAACCATTTTTTAAAAGTTAAATTAAATAAATGAGTATGAAAAAGACTGAAAAGAAAGAAGCGTGGGTTCCTCCATTTAATAAGTTCTTGTTTTGGAATATCCCTAATGGGTGGGAGGATTTAGGTTATCTTGGTTTACATCAAAACGAAGCGGGAAATAATGTTTCAACTGTATGTAATGTCTGCTATGGATATGTTAAAGCAGGAAGAATTATTGTAAAAAATAGAGTTCTTCCTTTTAGATATTGTCCTAAATGTAAAATTCAAATTAAACTTGATAATGGCTCTTATTTAGAAAAAGATTTATGAAAAACTCAACTTCAATCTACCACCTAATGTTACCTAGACTTGTCCGCCAAAAGTGGTTCTCTTTATTACTGGGGATTTTAACTTGCGGATTATTGGGGTGGGGGTGCTATTTGTTAGGTCTTTTTATTATAAGTTTTTATATTTAGTATGAAAAATATAGCAAAAGCTATTTACGAAGCTACGAGGTTGGAGGCGAGATGGTCTAATAGAAGTATTGTTCCTGAAAAATGGGAAAAAAGAGATAAAGCCTTCCAAAATCAAATGGTTAAAATTATAGAAAAATATCTTAAATTAAAAAGATTACCAACACCTAAACAAGCACACGACTCTTGGATGAAAAGTTATTTAAAAATGGGTTGGAAGTATGGTAAAAAAAGAGATAAAGTATTAAAAACTCATCCTGATATGGTTGATTACAACAAATTGCCTAAAGATGAAAAAGATAAAGACGCTATATTTTTAAGTTTTGTTTGGTTGGTTAAAAAAATTAAATAACTATGTCTGAAATTCTAACCCAAGCCTTTAAAAATTCTCTCCGACCTGTGGGGTTGCTTTACGCAAAACCCCCTCCTAAGAAGAAAAAGACTATGAAGGACTATGCGATAGCCAGTAAAGAGCGGAAACTCGCAAGGAAGGGGCATAAGAAGGTCAAATTTAAGGCATCTAAGAAGAAGTTACCTTCCATTAAGAGCTTAAAGACAAAGGCAGATAAAGTTTTCAGCCTGTTTATCCGCAATAGAGACGGAAATAAGTGTGTTCTTTGTGGCTCAACTAAAAACGTACAGAACGGACACTTAATCAAGAGGGGGAAAATGAGTGTAAGATACAATACATGGAATTGTCATGCTTTATGTTCCCAATGTAATTATAGAGATAACTTTGAACCTTGGCATTATGTTAATTGGTTTTTATCATTTTATGACAATCAAGGAATAGGTAAACATGGACAAGGGAATTATGAGTTTTTAATAAATAAAAGCAAACAATTAGTTAAGGCAAATAGAGAGTTTTTTGAGGAAGTTATAGAAAAGTATGAGAAAAATACTAAAAAAGCTTAAAGACCATTGGATAAATAAGACAGAGAAAAAGGTTTGGGAGCATTACCGCAGAAAACAGAAAAAGTACGCTAAATATGGAAAACTCTCTTGACCTATCTTTTTACATTTGGTGTATTGCGACCTTGTTTGTTATTCTTTATCTTGTGCGGAGAAGGTAGTTTAGGTTTGGCTACACCAAGAAGGAAGAACATACCATGAAAGTACCCAGAGAACAGACGTAGGTTATCTAAATGTCGCTTTATCTTTTCAGCCTTTAGTTTTTCCATTACTTTCCGCTGTAATATCTTCTCAACAAATCCCAAATCCTATTTAACACCCATACCGTAAGTACACTGTACTTCCAATCGGCAGGTACTTTCTCTATCACAACTGGTAACAGGGCAATAAGATATGGAGCTAGAGTTTGTAGTGTCCTCTTTCCCCAAGCGGTAATGTCCTGACGGTTCAGAGTCCATTTCTTACTTTTCATATATTTAATTAACTTTTAATTTAATATTTCAAATCCAAATTCATTTCTTAAAAATCCTACTACTTGACTTTGTCTTGATTGTGTTTTTCCTAAGCGGTCTTCTGCCTGAACTCTCCAAGCCTTAAATTCCTGTGATAATTCCTTTTGAGAAACGATAACCGTTTGAAGTTGTATGTAGAGGACAGTTGCCCAAAAGGTAAAGACTACTATCATAAGAATAACCGCCCAATAATCTTTTAACTTTAAAAGTAATTTTGTATCCTCGGTAATGGTTGGTGTATCTTTCATATAGAGTCTTTTCGTAAAACTTTTTCAATAAATAATATCCAAGTAAGGATTGTTGTTCCCCACTTGGAGGTCGGGATTCTATTTTGAACCCGTCTTAAAACTCTCTTTGCTACCCTTATTCTTATTTTCTTTTCCATCTTTGTTAGCAATTCCGCCATAAGTCTGCTAAAACTCCGTCCATTACACTCCATAAATCGTCCTTGTCTTATTCCTAAACTCGGTATCCGATATCTGGGTGTTTATAATTTGTAACATTTGTTGTTCTTTTGTTAAAGGCTGATAGTTTTTTGGGTGTAACCATCCTAAAACATTTCCGTAATCATATTTCTTTAACTTACAAGGGTCTCCTGTAGGGTCGTTTTGCTCAAAGACTTCAAACCAGTCCGAATTAGCTCCAGTTGATACTCCTTTGCCTGTCGCAACTCCTACATGACCACCTCCCCAGTTATACTGGTAAGCCCATACAACAATATCCCCTTCTTTAGGTCCACCAACGGGGGGATTTGGTATTTGGGTATAGAAAGACCCTGCTTGAGAATATATTTGGTAGGCATCTCCCCAGAAACGTGGTCCTCCTAAGTTCTGTGACCAATATTGGACTAAATCTACACATTGAGCTCCGTAATATCCATCAAAATCTACCTTTTTCCCGTTATTATTAGCAATAAACTCATTTAGTGTAATCATAGTTACTTTTTAATTTATAAATCTTTCTTTTTATATTTCATCATCTTATCTCCAACCTTCTTTCCAAACCTTGAATAATAAAATAAATGTCCTTTTCCGCAATCGTCAGATTTTCCTAACCATTCTTTTTTTTTAGTCATGTTATAAATAAGCACATACAGCCCTAATATGAATAGCATCTGTTGTTCCTATGGTTATGTTTATCGTACTTGTATTAGTGGTTGTTGCAATTAAATAATATGTTGTTTTACTAGCTATTGTAACTAAATTTTGTCTATATACTGGAGCTATTATTGCCGCTGTTCCTGTCGTGTTATCTCCTAACATAGTAGCTTTTAATAAATCATCGCTTACACCTGTTGCTGAAGTTGATAATGCAGTATAAATTGTTGCAACGTTTGAACCTGTTGCATATCCAGCACATTGATATGATAAATACCAAGTTCCTATTGGAACACTTATTGTAACGTCTGTCCCACTTGTCCAATCATTAGTTGCCCCATACCAAGTATTACTTGTTGCGGAGGTTTTTGATTTTACTTGAGTATCGTCAATTGCAACAGTCCATTTAGTCGGGTCAAGAGGAAATCCAAGAGGTGCTTTTTGACTTGAATAATAGTTTGCTGAAATTGCTGCATCGTCTACATTATAATCAGTTCCTCCATAAACAGTTAAAACTGTATCAGCTACTGCTGTAATAATTCCATATCTTACGGTTCCGTTTTGGGTCCATTTAATCCTCATTCCAACACCATATTTAGACGCAGCACCAGAGGGAACTGTGATGGTATATGTTGGGTCATCTGCTGAAGCATAAGTCCAAGTTTCATTAGCATCAATCCACCCGTCATAATTACGGACTGTCGGAGTTGTAATTATTGGGGTATTTATTGCTGGTGAAGTAAGTGTTTTATTAGTTAAAGTTTGAGTAGCCGCTATTGCCACTAAAGTATCTGAAGCGGTATTGGGAGTTGTCATTAACTTGGTCTTTCCTGAATCCTGATAAAATGAAGGAATAACAGGGGTCGTTAGAACTACTCCACTATTTGTTCCATCCAATGCTTTAACCAGTTCGTTAATATGGGATTTTGAAACTATAAAAGCGATAGTCACTCCGTTATCATGTGCCCTTGCCGTAGAATTTTCCGCAGCTCTTGTCGCCCCTACCAATTCCTGATTTCCGTCAATGGAGGTATATGTAATATATTCATACTTTGTCGTATCAATCGGATTGCTCCAGTTAATACAAATTATTCCTGGCTTGGTAGTTTCAACATTTGTTACATTCAATAACTTAATTCCCGTAGTTTGAGAATCATCAATCCCTCCAACAGTTGCAAGAGTTGTGGTTTTTAATTGCGGCAAACGATAAAATACTGAGTCGGTCATATTATAATGTTAGTCTTTTTACGGACGATTTATAACTTTTAACTTTTTTAATCTTTGGCATTTTTCTGAGCTTTACTGGTTTAACTTTCATAATTGAGGACTTTGGTATCTTAATAGTTTTAGTCTTTTGTGATTTCAAGATTGATTTCATTGTTTTAACTTTAAGTTTAGACAGTTTCTTTACTGTGGCTCTTGCCGCTTTATTCTGGTAATACACATCTGTCATTTGAAGTTTCTTCATAAGAGCGTCTGCATCCGTAATATATCCTTGTCGTTCCATTTCTTTAGCTACAGCGGAGGTCAGTGCTCCTTGTTTATATAGAGATGTAAAATCCACATTGGGTTGTGATTTTATGTAGTCTACCGTTTCCTTAGTTCCAAGAGATGAGATGGCTTTAATTTTAGCCTGTTCAATTTCCTGTGGTTGGACTTTCTCCATTTGAAGTAATCGTTGGGTTTGAGTTTCACCAAGAGGAACGTCTTTATAGTCTCCTTTTCGGGTTAGAATATCCGTTATTGTCTTAATCCTTGCTTTTTCAGTTTCCTGTTTAATTATTAGGTCAAGTCCAGTATCTCCCGTAGTTTGACCTGTTGCTTGGGTTGTGGGAAGATTACTTGGTTGGGTGTTATTTATTATTCCCTGTATATCAAGTTGTTTCTGTTTGTCGGTATTTTTATTTTGGAGCATATTTTTGAACACTTCCATTCCTTGCGGATTTTCGGTTGTAGTTCTGACAGATGACAATGCGTTCCACGCCCTGTTTCCGATAGGGTTTTGTAATTCCTCACCATAAGCATTGGTTCTTGCGGGTAGATTACCTGACATTCCGACAATGTTATTTTGTACCTGTTTTAATATTCCATCAAGTTGACGAGCTAATCCTGTTCCTTCAGGGTCGGTATTCCTTATCTTTGGGTCAAATGCACGATTAAGCCACCCTTGAAAAGCACGGAAAGGAATAAGCTGGGACGGATAGTTTGAAGCCATCTTAGATAAAGCTGTCGTATCACCGTTTATCGCATCAAACAAATCAGCTATATTTTTGGTATAACTTTGGGCAAAAATCTTATTTGCCGCAACCCCGAATATCCCAAGCACTTTTTCAGCCTGACTGTTTGGAATTTCCTGATAATTGGATTTGAAATACGAAGCTAATGCCATATTGAAACCTATTGCTGGATGAAGATTCTGATAGGAGTACCAATTATCGCCTACCTTAATTGACCAAGGTTGGATATTTGCTTCTTTCCATGCTTTCCTTAATTTCTCGCTCTTTGGTAGTCCTGCCGTAATCTTATCTGAGGAAGCCAAGAGTCCTGTTCCCATCGCAACTCCCGTTCCAAGAACAATCTTAGCAAGAGATGCCTGTTTGTTTGAAGAACCAATAATATCCGCTATCCCAAACGGGGAGTATTGGATTGAAGTTCTCATTATGTTGGTCGGGATTTTGACAAACGGAAGCGTAAAGTTGGCTATGTATCTTATAATTGGATTTTTGTTACTTCTTAGAGAATTTACCTTATCTCCCAAGAGTCCTATCGCTTTTGAGACGTACCCTCCGCTTCCAGTCTTTAATTCCTCATTAAAAAGCCTTTCTCTTGCTTCAGTTGAAGCTGTGCCTATAATGTCAGATATTGCTCCAACTCCTTTAGACTGTCTGTAATTTATGGATTTTTCTACTCCTTTTGAGGTCAGATGTCGGAAGAAAGCATCTGTTGCCAGTAAAATCCTGCCTGGAGTATCCATTATATTTTCAACCGTTCGTCCTACAGTTCCAGCTTTAGTAAGTGGAATTGCTCCAATTTCGTACTTATTGACTTCAGAAGCTCTGCCAGTTTTCATTATGTTTCTAAATTTATTGAAAGCGTCTTTTAAGTTCCCAAGATTGTAATATCCTTTGGCGTACTCTACCCCTTCACCGACTAGATTTTTTCTTGGCTTTCCTGTGACTGATGAGGATAGCCAATCAATTCCTCCAAGTATGGTTTTTTCAATAGGAGCAATTAGTCCCGTTCCCTGTAAGTTTGATTCAGCGTTTGTCTCCCAAGTATTTGGAGAGGACAACATTGATGAATAGCGGAGTTTTGTCAGCCAATCCTCAGCTTTTGGTTTAATAAATTTTCTTACAAAATCATTTGCCGCTTCAACATTGTTGAAATCAACTCCTTTTGCGGCTTTTAAAACCTTATCAATATCTCCAAGTTGTTTTGCCGCCTTTTCTATATATTGTGTCATCAACGGGTTTTTCGAACCCTCATTTTCGTAGGCGACTTTTAATCCTTCAAGGACACGACCAGCGTTAGCTCTGTGTTCAAATGCCATTTTAAGTTTGTTAGCTATATTTGGTGTGACTTGTCCACCTTTTGATAAGTCGTTTATTTCATTATGGAGATTAGCAAAAGCCGCACTCATATTTTTAGTCTGTTCATCTCCAAGCAGTTTTGTAGTCTCGGAATTGACTATATTAGTGGCTTTTTTTATTTCTTCGTGTGATACTACTTTCTTTGGAACATCACCTAAAACATCGTTGATTACGGTTTGTCCAGTTTTAGTGGTTTTAAATTTAGTTGAATAGAGTTCGGCAGAGGGAACCATTTTTTTAACTTCTATCGGTTTTCCTTTGTATCCCAAAGCTCTTGCCTCATCAATATTTATCTTTCCGCCTCTAAGAGCGTCCGTTATATCTTGAGCCGCCTGAATTGACTTGTTTCCGCCTTTTGGCTTGACGGATAAACCCATAGGCATATCGGAAATGACCATACCGTCTTTTGGAAGTCCTAATGCTTTTCTGAATTGTTTTGTTTGAGGGTCAACTATAAATTCAGGAGGTTTTTCTCCCTTAGCAAATTGACCTACTTCATTTCGTATATAACTTTTAGCGGCATTTGATGCTTCTATTTCAGTTGCTTTAGGATTTGCTTTCTTATACGTTTCAACAAGTTTATTAAATACCTTACCTCCAGCATATCCAAGTCCTCCAAGAGCACCTCCAGCTACTCCACCAGTTAATAATCCCGTTACGGTGGATTTAGCTAAATTCTTTCCATATTCAAGATTATTCTTTTGATTTTTATTTTCACTTAGTCCGCTTAATGCCCCGTAAGTTCCAGCATATTTGGCCCCACTTAATGCTCCCTTTCCGATAGCTTTAGCCAAAGTTTCTTTAGCAACGCCTTTAGCTATGGTTTTGACTGCTCCCGCTCCAAAAGGAATAATTGAAGCATCAAGTATTCCCTGCCCTGCCTCTCCTACATTTCCAAGTATTTCTTTCATGGAAACATTTTCCCCTCTTACTTTTCGTCCTATACTTAATCCTGTTTTTGTAGTGCCTCCGATAATGCGGGTTGGAGCATTTATAAAAGATTCCGCTATTGGTTTAGCTATATAATTTATACCTAAATTTAAGCCTTTATATTGAGTTTTAGCAGGAGCGAGAGTTATGGGTTTATATGGTTGTTGTAAGAAACTACTTACTTTTTGAACGGGTTTTTCTAACTTTAGTACGTTTTGAGCGACTTTTGGATTTTTTTGTGCCCAAGAAGCTAAAGCATTTTTTAAGTTGTCTAAGAAATTTGCCATACATAATTTTAAGCTAATATTTTACCTAAATAATCCAACATCCAAGAATAAGCGGTATTTCCGCCATAAATACTTTTCAGTTGATTTAAGATTGATTCTTTATTAACTCCGCTTTTAGCCAACTGTTCTGCTTTAGTCCACATAGATTGTTCAAATCCTGATGGTCTTGTATATCCTTGAATTACTCCAGCATTAGCTCCAGTAAGCCCTCTTGTTGCATCAGCTTGTTCCTTAATTAGTCCGCTTTCAAGAGCGTAAGAGCCTAATTTATCCTGAAGATTAGTAGCCCTTGTTGCTTGATTCTGAAGTAAGGTTGCTTTTGTATTAAATAGATTCTGTTTACCTTCAGCGAGTTTACTATATAGATTTTGGGTTAATCCTGAAATACCCTGAGCTGTCTGACTTCCCAAATCATTAGTTATATAACTTTGTATTTTTCTAATGTTCTCAGCTAATAAATCTTTATATTTTTTGGTATTTTTACTTGACGTGGTTTCCTGTTCTGTAATAAAATCAGCAATAGAAGTCAAATCTTTAACTCTTGTAAGGTCAATTTTACTTCGTTCAGCTCCACGTTCTCCAACAAGTCCACCTAATTTATTTATGAAAGCTGATGATTCGGCTGTTCCTAGATTGCTGAATATGTTTCTAAGTCTATTTTCCTCATCTCGTTGTGTGCTAACTGATTTTTTTAATAATTCATCATAAGTCATATTAGTTTCAGCTTTCTTAGATTCAGCGGCTTTTTTAGTTTTTTCAAGATTTGCCACTTCATCTGCTATTTCTTGGTCTGTCTGTGTTTGAAGATAAGGAATTTCTCCCTCAGCTTCAGCTTTAAGTTTATTATATTGGTCAATCAAAACTTTTTTCTGTTCATCAAATACCTTTTTATTGTATTCTTCCTGACTTAAACCATTATTAACCGCCTCATTATATATTTTTTCATCAATCGCATCTAATTCTCCCTTCACTGTCGGGTCGTTAATCAGAGCATAGAAATCATCTAACTCTTTATCATTAGTTGCGACATCTTTAACTAATTGGTCTTGTTTAGCGGTTAAATCTTCTCCCGTTACAGGATTTGGGGTTACTCCACGATTTATAGTGGTTGGAGTTTTTGAAGCGGCTACATTTGAAGTTTCTTTTAAAATATTAGGAGTTCTTTCAGCAGCTTGTACGCTTCCAATGTTTCCGAGTTCTGATAATCCGAATTCAAGAGGATTTCTTCCAGTTGCTTTTTGATAACTACTTATCCATTGTCCGCCTGGTATAACGCTCAATGCTTTCGTTCCTAAAGTTCCTAATCCTCCAACAAGTCCACCTAATATTTGCTTATAATTACTTCCAATAGTTTGTCTAGTAGGTTGATTTCCACCCATCAATGTTGATATAGAGCCTGAAGCAAGACTACCAAGCCCACTCCCAATATTTGCTATATCTTGTGATGGTCTATTATATGTTATAGATGGAGCTTTAGTCACAGATGGGGCAGAATATGAAATTCTTTGTAAATCTATTGGTTGACCACTAGATACTGAATAACTACCGCTTCCTGTGTTATAAACTGGACCTTGATTTGTACTCATGCCAACTGAGTTAGATGGAGTTGAATATTGAGGTGTAGGGGCTTTGGTTTGAAAATTAGAGCTGTATGTCGGACCAGATGAATAAGTTTTTGTACCCTGTTGAGTTGATATCTGAGGAACAAATGGTTTAGGAGCGGGAGTTTGTACTTGTTTTGGAGCGGCTGCCGCTGGTTTTGGAGTAAATAAATTTTTTATGGCTGTAAATAAATTAAATCCTCCAACCCCTCCTCCTGCACCTCTATAACCTGTAGAGGCATATTGTGGGTCGCTCATTAAATCTCGTAGTTTCTGTTCGTATAACATAATATGATTATAAGAAAATTAAATAATATTTATAACTTACACAGTCACACGTACAATCTTCCCTCCATATTTCTTTTGTAGTGCTTGGGCAGTATTTGCACCTTTCGCAACTGCAATAGCCTTATTTCCAAACATCTGTCTTACTTTATTTATTAAAGCCTGTGGAGCTGCCTGTTGAATAGACTGCATAACTCCTTTTAAAGTTGATGAAAAATTAGGAGCACCTAAAGTTACGTCCAAATGTTGCCCTGTGGTATTTCCAGCTCCCCAAGTTCCAGGCACTCCACCAGTTAGGGCAACCGTTGTCCCTGGATTAAATGTCGCTCCTTCAGGAAGTTGAAATCCTGATAAATGGGAGAGAGTATATGTCTGACCTGTGGCAGGATTTTGTATAACAGTACGAGCCCCATAACCTGTATTATCTAAATAGTTTTTTATTACCTTTCCTTGAAAATTAGGCTTTATCGGAGTTCCAGCCGCAGTCCCATAGTCAGTTCCTTCGTGATAATTATAGAATTTACGTGTAGCGGCACTGGGAGCCCCTTTGTATTGAGTGACTGGGGCATTAAAGCCCAGTTGTTGTTCTATTTGTTTTGCTAACTGTTCTTCAAACGTCATAGTTGTACCCTATTGGTTTCGGGTAACGGTTTCCCCACCAATGGGCTGTATTTAAGGGAAAGTCCCATAAACAGCCAATTTGTATTATTTCCGCTATCTATCAGATTAAAAAATAGTGAGCGTGAAATCTTAATAGTTGAAATTTCAATAGGAATATCCGCTCCAGCAGTCGCCACCGCAATAGATGAGTAAAAATCTCCTGCTAGTGCCTGTCCTGCTAAATCAACCCCAATTCCACCTGCTCCATCAGTTGTTGAAACTAAATTTACCGTTCCTTGAAATTGTGTTCCATCAGTCCAAAGTTCAGCGTCTAATGCTCCTCCTGATATATATTTAAACCAAAGTGTCGGAGAACGCCAAATCTTATCAGTATCAAACAATTCTGCATTAAAATTCTTTGTAGTAATTAGAGACTGGAATACCGCTCCGTTATCGTTTCTATCAGTTTGGAAAAGCTCAATCATATACCCGTCACTATTTGAACCTCCGTATAAGTGGACATCGGTTCCATCGTCATAGGCGGTATAATGGGAAACTTCCATTGGGTCCCCATCCCATTCCACCCAAGCTCCAAACCTCGTATCTAAAACATATCCTTTGGAGTTTTCCGTAGCACCATCTTTTGTATAGGTAAATCCAAATTTATCATCATAGTAAAATGAGGCTATTTTTGAAAGATAGGCACGTTCTATATCACGGAGCGAATCTTTAATAAATATTGATACTTCATTTGTACGCAGTTGGTCTCCTACATAGTTTTGTTGCTGCCCTAAAGTCCATACGGCAATCCTATTCTCTTTTTGACCGACATATAAAATATCATTATCTACTTGTTGAATAGCCCTAAAAGATACTCCTCCGTGACTTCTTGTAATCTCGGTTAAGGCAGGTAAACCTTCCGTAGTAAAATATAGTTTAAAAATTCCGTTAGTCTTAAATACAACCACTCCATTTTGATAAGGGGCAATTCCAACTATTTCTCCACCATCATTTGCATAAATATCTACCCATCCTCCACCAAAATCATTAGTTGAAAATGAGTCTATGTAGTCAAGAGTTCCTGAATAAGAAACACGGCAGGGATTGTAAGTAGTTCCCTCTGTTACTCCAAATACAAATTGACGACCTAACGTAAAACAGCCTCCCTTAGCAATAATCCCTCCTGATGTATTATCAGTTTGCGGAGTATGGGTATAGACAGGGGTATCTGTTCCTGTATCGTTATATGAATTGGTGTAAACGGTTGCCAAATATACTTCACCAAATCCTGTAGCTTTTCTTCCAAATACATTATAACCTGTAGCCCCTGACGTTGCGTTCCAAGTTACAGCATTATAATTAGTAGTTGAAAGTGTAGCGTTTCCATTGGTAATAGCCACAGCATTACACCCTATTGACTCTCCTGTTGCATTAAAAGCTGATACTTGATAAGAATAAGCGGTTGTTCCAGTTGTTCCAGTTGCGGCAACCGCAAGTCCAGTTGGAGTGGTAACTGCTGTGTATGTCGAAACTGTTGAAAAATCATATTTTCTTAGAGCCTCACTCCCATTGTAGATATACATATTGTCTCTTGCCTGAATAAAGTTGGTTTCCGCATTGGCAAATGAGGTAGAGCCTATATCAGTCCAAACCGAACCGTTTAAATATTGAAGGCGTTGGTTTGCGACTCTAAGCAGTTTTCTAGTTCCTGCCGACCTTTTATAAAATGGAGCAGACCCGTAAACGTAGGTTCCACTTCCCTGGTCAAAAACTTTAGTTGAGCCATAGCGTCTTGTAATTCCATCTATGTCAATCATTACGTTTTTAAGAAGAACAGCGTTTTTATCAGAAATAAGAGAAGGGTCCTGTTCAGAGTTCATTCCACGATTAAATCCAATATAATATTTTATTTTTTCAGGCTCATCAGCCACACTTGAAATCAGAGACATAATTAAATTGCTAAAAACTTTTGACGTGATTCTTCCCTTCTTAATTTATCCATCCAGCTTTCAAATTCAGTAAAAGCATCAGCCGCCTTACCCCTCTTGTGAGCCATTGACCAATAACGGGCTTCAGCATACGAAACTAATCCGCCCATAAATTTATCAGGAATAATAATTGATGAACTGTTACCTGTTGGAATGGTTGGTTCGTAGTAATACCATAATTCAAAATTATTGCGGACATAAGTTTTTGTTCCAGTTGCAGGAGTAGTAGCTGAACCTGCAAAAGTATATGTAAAAGTAGTATCAGATGTAACTGTCACTTGATAACTTCCATTATATTCTGTCTGTGTTGCTCCTGAAATTGTTACATACATACCATCAGATAATCCATGATTGGCGGTTGTGGTAACAGTTGCGGTTGTAGAAGATGATGTTATTGATGTTATAGCAAGACCCGTTGGAGTATCTTTTGGGTCTGAAATTATAATTTCACTTCCTAAAACATAAAAATTCCACCCTGAAAGTGTAGGAACATCAAGATTAGCCAGTTCCACAACAGAATTTCCAAAATTAGTGTTTTCAGAATAATCTTCCTCAAGTTGAATCTCATCAAACTTAACATCATCAATTCTTAATTGAATAGCTTTCCTATAATCTGAAGGAACTGTGTAACGTTTTTTATCAGTGACAGTCGGAGTTGCATATAATTTTCTTAAAAAATACCAATTTCTCTCTCCTAAAATCTGGTAAAGTCCATCTTTAATAAAATCAAGCCTACGGGCTGATTCAGTTGTTGTAGTTGGAGCAGCCGTTTCACCTAATCTATAAGCGAGACTTGTTTGAACTTCCGCAATAGTATTTGCCATATATTATAAATTATAGGGAAGAACTTTGTTTTTTATAATCAAGGAAAGACAACTCCACGATTATTTGCGGAAAGGGCATATTGCAGCCACTCTTGTTTATATGTAGGATTGGTTAGTTCTGACATCAGTATAAATGCTTTTCTCATATTTGGATTTATTGACATGGCTCCAAGAATTGTCATTTTAGCCTCATCTATTTTCCCTAGTCTCTGAAGACATAGAGCCTTAAAAAAGAAAGATTCCGCCATCTCAGGAAGCCAATCTGTATATTTAATATCAAAATCAAACATCTTTATCGCTTTTTCAAATTCCAACATCCAAAAAAATTCTCTACCTAAATAAAGCATATCTCTAGGATTATTATTTCTTGAAATTGAAAATTCAAGATTCTTTATTAAAGCGTCACGTCTTCTTTCTTTCTGTAATTGATAGTGATTTATTTTCATTCGTGAAGAATGAATAAGTCTTATCTTTCCCATACCGACTATTACTTCGTGATTTATTCCTTCCCAGCGGGATAAACTTCTTCTGAACAATTTAGTTATATTATTATATGATATAGGATTACCCTTACTATCTCTTGTTTGTATTAGTTCACACTCAATATGGTCAAACATCGTCTGTAGTCGTTCTATTTCCTTAAAATCCCAAGAAACTATCTCATCCGCATCGGGAAAAAATACCCAATCGTTTTTAGCATAGGACATGGCTTTATTACGTATCTCTGCCATACTTCTTATGACATCTTTGG